TTAAGGCTATCTGTGATAGCTCAAGGAAAGTGGTAGGTCTGCCTGTACAAAGATTGACTGTCTGATTGCAGTTGTTTTGTGCCATAGTCACTACAGCATCTACTACATCATCAATGTGTATAAAGTCCCTAGTAGTAGTTGCCCTGCCCCATATATCAAATGGATTTGAGTTAAGTATTGCCCTCTGCATTATTGAAGGGAAAGGGTAAGTCATATCTTGGTCAGTGCCGTAGCCACTAAAAGGTCTGAGGATTAAAACCTGTGTACCCATCTCACGCAGGTAACTCATTAACATCTCACCTGTTAATTTAGCCCACCCATAGCTCATATCAGGTGCGCCAATTTTCTTAAAGTTTAGATCTTTTTCTTTTAGCTTATGTTTTTTGTTTAAGGTTTGTAGCTCTGTTGGATAGGCAGCGGATGAGCTGAAATAAACTACATAAGGCTGCTCTGTAACCATGCACCAATTGGCAAACTCAGCATCTATAGCAAGATCTACAGCTAAACTTAAAGGCTCATTTTCTATCTGTTGCCGACCACCTACAATAGCTGCAAGGTGTATTACAAGATCATATTTTTTTGTTTCTAACTTAAAAAAGTCCCGGCAGTCTGTACCATTTTTTAGATCTACTAAAGTCAATTGTGCATAAGGTAAGGCACGCCTAAAGGCTCTGCCTACAAAGCCATGTGAGCCGGTGATAAGGACTTTCATTTAAGTGCATGTACAAGATCTGCATAATCTTTAGATCTTAGGTAAGTTTGCAAGGTTAGTAAATCTTCCTCATACCATTTAACTTGATTAACTCTTTCATAACCTTCATCCATCTCAGCTTTACCAGCTGCCGGGTGCAGGTGTTCAATGATCACATCTGGTAGATAAACAAGACAGCCAAGATCTATTGCTAATTGTTTTACAAAGTTATCAAAATACAAATGTATGCAACCGGGAAAAGTAATACCTCTTAGCTGATCAACAATATCTCTGGTCATTGCAAAAGCTGTAGGCAGGTTTTGTCCTTGCAAAAGATCATCACCATAGGCAATGCCGGTCTTACCTAATAACGCTTTTTCAAAAGCCTTGTCCCAATCCAGCGATCTAGGCAGGTGATCATCACCCATAAAAATGTACAGATCATAAAGAGGGAAGCGACTGTAATCAAGTAGATGCACCGCAGCATCATTAAGAGCTTTGGCGCAACCGCCTGTCTTATTGTCCGAAGGCAAGCATTTATAGTCTTCATTTTTTGCATACTCATCCCATTTCGGATCATCATTATCTATTACAGCATATAGATCTACAGATGCGTTTGTGCCAAGAAAGGATGCAGCTAGTCTGGCCATGTTTTCAGGTCTGCCTCTACTTGGCACTATCACGCAGCTTCTCATAGGAGAAGGGTATGCAGGTTAGTTTTTAGTTATCAGTATTTCATAAAGCGTGTCTAGCTTATTTTCTATGCGCCTGACCCTGCCCTCTAAATTATGCCCACCATTATGGTCATCTTTTAGCTCTGATAAATAGTGTTTGACTATCCACCTAATACCTGCAAAAACAGAGGCAACAATTGTTAAAAGAGCTACTGCGAGAGCGGCCATGTCATTGGCACTCATTAGCTATTACGGCCAAAGGCCTTATCTGTGCCATCAAAGTATCTAATCAAAGGGGCGACTAGCGCACCTGCAAGGATAGATAGCTCAGGGCGTATGTCAGCTACTAAAGCCAAAGCTGTAGTGACAGTGGCAGCGGCTACGCTGCGTGCATAAGATTTAACAATTGCCTTTTGTTTTGCACTTAGTTTCATTTTATTCCTAACTGTTTAATTTTATTTTGCACCTGAGTTTTTGCCATGGCTATTTCAAAGTGCATCTCATCCTTACGCTTTTTGTAATTACCGCCCCAAGCCAAGCCATACTTAACTAAAAGCAATTGTATAGTATTTGTTTGCTCTTTTGTAAATGTATTTGATTTACCTAAAGGGTGTTTTGTAGCGTTCAAATCTACAGCTGTACCAGATGAGTGATTGCTTAGGACTTTATCTGATCCTCTAGTCATCCTAAAGGCATAACCCCAGTCATCTAATTGACCTTGATCAATAGGCTCTACAAGCTCATGAAACTCTTGGCAAAAGGCAACAAGTATTGGTGCTACATCTTTGGCACATGCAATTTTAATAGATGTACCAGAGATAGCAAAAGATTGTATGCCTATAGCTTTGCGGTCTTCACTAGCCGGCCATCCATTAGGACTTGTTAGCTCAATAATTCTTGCCATCCATTACACACTTCCTCAACATTGTGCTATAAACCTAAAGCCCTTAAATCATCTGTAGTTAAACCAAGTGCTGCAAGTTTGCCTTCGGCAGTTGCCTTAGCCATTGCCTTTGCTTCGGCTTCGGCTGTTTCAGCAGCCCACCTAACTTGATCTGCTTTATATTGTTTTAATTCAGCATCATTCATTTCTCTGTCAATAATTTCATTTGTTTCTGTGTTGTGTATTCTTTTCATAGGTTTCATTTTAACTTACACCCCATATTCTGATTGTTCCAGTTGATGTTGATGTGCCTGTGACAAAATCTATGCTAGAAACCACAGTGTTATCTTTCCAAACACCGCCATAAATAGATGATATTGGGTCGGGAAAAGTAGAATTAAAATATCTACTAGCACTTATTGGCTTAAATCTTGCGGAGTCTGAATAACTGTATATCCACATAATCAATGAATATTCAGAGTTTGTTGTTGATGCGTTATGAGTAAAACCAGGGCTAAGATGACTATCTAAACTATTTGAGGCACTTGCGTAAGAAACAGCACTCAAATATCCACCAGTTGTTGCTGCATTAGGTCTTATTTCCAAATTACCTGAATTAGTCATACCATTTATTTGGATTAAAAGATGTTTATGAGATTGGTTAATTGATGTTACAGAGGTAGTTGTTCCACTAAATGTTGTGGTTGATAATTCAGTCATACCACCACCAGCGGCAGGTGCAGCCCCAGCCGCTTTGAAAAATACAGCCGAAGATGAGCTGATAAAATCTAATGTGCCGCCTTCATATTGTGCTAAAGCTAATGTTGCAGATGTATTTACTGTGGCTGTACCAGCTGTGATTGTTGCAACGCCTGAACCTAGATTTTGAATATAAACTGTGTCACCGGCTGCAAACAATCCGGTATTTACTGTGATTGTTGTAGCACTTGTAGATGTCATAGATATAGCTCCGCCGGCATCCGCGGCTACTAATGTGTATGAAGCTGTTTTAGCAGATGCAGCTCCACCATCCATTGCAGTCTGTTGCAAAGATGTAAGTTGCGCCGCAGTCAAAACTTGTCCGACTGAAAATGTCTGTTTTGCCATGTATCTCCTAGTAGCTCAAACTGTCTTCATCAATTCTTCCATCCACCGCTGAGTCTAACAAAAAACCTACGGAAAAGGGTTGAGCGCATGAAAATGTTACAAGAAAAGAATTAGGTGTAATTTGATATTGTACACCTGCTATAACGCTATCACTGACCACATTGCCGGCAGGTAAGGTTTGCGTGACCTCAATAGGATTAAAAATATCAAGCTCTAAAGCCGCTGTAGTCCTAGCAGGATCATCTTGACTATAGGCATCTACAGTCAAAGAGTTAAGCTGTATATCAACGCCTTGCTCTTTGCGTGAGGCAATAATCATTTGTGCCTGAGATAAGGCATCTGCCTCTGTTTGCATGATGCCTGATCTGACCCTACTATGCTGAAAGTAATCATCAATGCTTGCCAAATCGCTCGCGGTCTGACCACTCAATCCAGCCGGCGTAACTGTAACCTTGTTAATCATTTGAAAATCAGATATATCAAACTCAACATTTTGATAGGTTATATCACCTGATCCATTAACATCTGAGAATTTTGTAAGTGCAGATCCAGAGGCAGTAATAATATCACTCCTAGACATAAACTTAACAAAGCCTCTTTGATCAACATATAAAGCCCCGGTTTCTGTCTGCTCAATTTCTTGCAAAGCTGCAAGTAAAGATCTTGAATTGCCGCTATCGGCTTGCACTGTAGTAGTGGATGTTGTAGATATGTCCCTCATACCGCCCGGCCAATCTCCAGAGTCAAGCAAACTTGTAACTCTTTGCGCTGTAGTCTGTCCGGCAGTGCCACCGCTGACAGATGTCAAGGTTGTAAGGTTTAATAACTGAAAACCATCTACACAATTAAGTGTTACATAGGCAGGGTCAAATCCGCTTGGGCTTTTGTAATTCCACTCTTGTACATAAAAAGATCCAAGATTGTAATTTATACTATTAAAGGATGCAGTCATGCGGATCTTACGCATAGGTTTAATTTTGCCATACAGGGGTGATGATGTATTGGCAGGATTAAATGTACCTGTCTGATCTACAAATACTATCTTTGCACTGCCACCAATAAATGAGTCAGAGGATCTATTAAAGGCACGCCTTATGTAGCACTGTGTTACAAAAGCTGTTATATCTACAATGTCTGCGGCGACAGTACCAAGTACAGCTATATCTAAAGGTGTTGCAGGGTCATCTAGCACAAGAGCCGGATCAAAGGAAGCTCCGTTGCTGAAATCTATCTCCGCCTTAAATACTGCCGCCGGCATTATCTACCTAAGTTTGCTAACTGGGTAACTGCACCGGTGCGGTTTAAGTTATACAAAACATCTTGGATGACAGATTGTAATTGACCCTCAGAGATTACAGAGCCTTGCACATTTACAACTACCTTTGTGCCCATGCTACCCATGCGATCTAATGGGATTACAGCCTCAGCTCCAGCTTCTCCAATCATTGCCATTGTTGGCCTATTTACAATGCCACCCTCTGCCATGCGTGGTATATCTAAAAGGTTTTGATAATAAGCAATTGCTTGAGCAGTCAATCTACCACTAGCCGCCGCACCAGATCCCGTTGGATCCATTTTGCCCAATTCTTTTTTTAGATCTAATCTGACTTGCTCTCCAGCTGCGTAAGGATCTGCACCTGTTAAAATTTGTTGTTGTATTTTAGGACTCAAACCTGAAATATCGGTTGCCGCTGAAGGTGCAGTTGGCGAAGAAAATTTTTTCTTGCCTAATTCATCCATTAAAGCAAGCATTTTGCGTAACTCATCATTAGCTGCAAACAATTGTTGTAAGTAGAGTAAGACTTCAACAGTAGTCATACCCCATTTTTTAGCTAACATCTCAACCTCTGCGGTTGTAATTTTTCCATCCTCAATAACTTTAAGTACATCTGCATATCTCAAAGCTTCATCAATAGCTTTAGCGGTACCATCTGCTAATTTTTGTAATAACTTTACGCGGATCTCATCCTCAGCTGACAATTTACGGCTTAAGGCAGCTTGTAGGTTAATTTTATCAATGTCAAACATAGACTCAAGCTCTGCCTTTTTCTTGTTCAAGGCATTTTGAGCATCCTTTTCTTTTGTCAATGCTTTTTCTCTTTTTAAGATTTCAGCCTGTATTTTAGATAGCATTTGATCTTGAGTTAATTTTTTCTTGCCAAATCTTTCTTGTAATTCTAAAGCATCAATAGTTTGTTGGGATAGACCTAGATAACCTTTTGCGGCTAGATATTGTTTTTGTCTTACCTTAAAACCCTCAGTACCTAAGTCTTGAAAGGTTGTATTCAAGGCACTTAGAAAACCTTTATCGCTAACAGTTTTACCAAAACCTATAAACACATCACCTAGTCCACCGGCTACAGACTCTAAAACAAGACCAAAAGTTTTAAGATTGTCAGTGCCAGTTACTATGTAAGATGATGCAGTTAAAAAACCAACACCTAAAGTTTCTGTAGCTTCTCCGGCACTAATCTTGAAAGATTTTAATTGACCTTCAAAGGTATCTGTTGATGCTTCGGCTGCACCTGCATATTTGTCAAGATTTATTAGGAGTTTTTCAAAGCCCATTGCTTTGGCTTCGGCTGTGGTAAAGCCAATTCCTAAATTTACAATGCTCTTGTAATTACCTACGGCTGCCTTAGTTATCGCATCTAAGACAGTGCCCAACTCAACTCCAGTACCAGCTGATATATCAAGAGCCTTTTGTAATAAAAATTGTGAGCTATCAAGATCACCTGTTTGTGTGATCAATTGTCTTAAAGCCGGTACTAATTGATCTTCGGTGACATTTGTAACTCTTTGTAAATTGTCTATGAAGTCTTTTACATTGGGTAATAAACCCTCTGCGCCAATAGATTGCAAGGTCAGGCGCAATGCCTTATCAAGTTTCTCTTGTGCTAATGCTGCCTGAATAGAGCTTTTGCCAAGCTTTGCTAAAGCAAAACCGGCACCGATAGCACCGGCAAAAAGACCAGCTTTTAATGCTTTACTACTTATGGCTACAAATTTGTCAAAACCTTTAAGCTCTTTTGTGGCACGCTCAAGACCTTTTTTATCAAACTTAGTAAGAAAGTTAATTACAACATTTTGACTCAAAGCCATTAGTTACCCCTAAACTTACTGCCTAAATATCTGTCTATTGTAGCCTCAATGCCAGCTAGGGCTTGCTCGCCTTTTTCAGCTGTGGCTTTATAGATTACTCTCTTGCCTTTGCCATCTCCAGTAATTGCGCCATGCGCTTGTGATACTTTGCGGATAAAACCCTCACTAGCATTTTGATTGCGACTTACTCGCCTTGTCTTGCCTCTACTCCTTGCAGTACCGCCGCCTGTTAATTCAAAAATTATTCCTGGCACTGATTTATTTACTAATGCTAAAGCTGTTACTGAATATTTCACACCTTTGACTCTTTGTACTTTCACCTTTGCACTTGTAATTTGTATGCCGGCAACAGCATCCGCTTGTGACCATTGCCATCTTGATTGATTTGTTTTGCCATAAGTGCGGCCTCTATGAGTTTGATCAAAAGCCCAACCCCAATTTGTTGGGTAGTAAGGCTTGGTATCTCTCCATCCTGGAAAAACCTCAGATGGTATAAAACTCTTAGCTAGTTTTTCTACAGGCTTGATTTGTTTGCGTAATTCTTTCTTAAATATTTTTTGTGTGTCAGGATCAATTTCTTTCATTTTTTTCAAAATTGCATCTAGGTCAGCTACATAAACAGCCTTAAGAGATCTATCGGCCTTTAGCTCTGGCATTATCTCCGCCTGACTGTCCCTTTTGTTTTTGCAGCTTGCTCTTGCAATATTGCTTTAATCGCCATATACACTGCCGGATCAACCTCTAAAAGATCTTTAGGACTAATACCTGTACTGACCGAAATGGCGGCGACTTCCCAAATTTGTCCATGTCGGT